ATCTCCAATTTCTGCGTTAAGTATATTAGCAAATCCAACAGGGGCTTCAGCTGTACCGACAGCTGTAACGCTCGGGACAAATCTTTCTTTTACGGGATCAGTATTAAATGCGTCGGGGGGAAGTGGCGGATTTGCATTTGTAACTATACCTAATTCAACACAAATCCAAATGGCTGTGAATACCACGTATTGTTATGTCATAGGTGGGGCATTTAATGCTTCATTACTTTTGCCAGCTGTTGCAAATGAAAATGATACGGTCAGAATATATACTACAAATATGTCTTCATCAGATCAACTTGTGATAAATCAAAATCCGGGCCAAACAATTTATTGCGGCTATCAAACTTTTGTGCCAGCAGTAAAAAGTAATACAACAATCGGGGTAACTGGATTCCTAAAATCAACGGGGGGAGGCCTATCATTTGATTTAGTGTGTATTGTGGAAAATACCACTTGGTATTTAACTAATATCAGCGAAGGGCCAGCTATCCCTCAACCGTCAAGCATATTCACGATAGTTTAAAAATATAACAGCTAAGGAGCATATAAAAATGGATTATGCATATTATGTAAATGGATCAAATCAACGATATACGAATGCAGCGGGAGATTTTTACATTTCGGGACGCGGTTAAATTTTAATGTTTTTAGACAAAAGGATTTGTCATGGCTAACGTTTTATTATGGAACACAGTAATTCTTGACCCGCTTGCAAGTGTTGGTGACTTAAGAAATGTAGACATTTCCGGTTTTTCAAACGGGGTAGTTTGTAATATCCCAGGGGCCGGTAATTTTTACTACAATATTTCTTCTGTGGCGACGGATAATGGTATTACGGTTTTACAACCAACCTCGGGATCAGGACGTTGGCTAATCCAAAAACCAGCTGTTTCTAACACTTATAAAATTTTGGGTCAAACGACCGGCAGTCCAGGCCCTGTAGCCGAATTGCCTATTACGGCCCTTGGTTACTCAATCATGAATGCAGCTTCAGCGGCAGCTATACGCACAGCAGCGGGAGCAGTTAGCACGACGGGGTCAAATGCTGCAGGAACATGGCCAATTAACATTACTGGCTATTGCGCAAATCTGATAGGAGCTGTCACCTCTTCCGCGGGCGTTACTTCAATTGCTACAGGAGCTGTTAATTATTCTAACCTGCAAAATGTAAGCGCTGGGAAAAAGTTGCTAGGTAATTATAATGTTGCTTCGCATGCAATTCAAGAAATTTCATTGGGTGAAAATCTAACTTTATCAGATGGTGGCGTACTCAATGCGCTAGGGACTGCCGGCGCATTATTAAGATCACAAAATTTGGCAGATTTGATTTCGGTGAGTAGTTCTCGTACAAACTTGGGATTAGGGACAGTTGCCGTTAAAGCGGCTAGCGATGTTTCTAAAACTACAGTACCAATGATTTCATCTTTTACAAGCGGAAACTACGCAAAATTTGATTCTGTCGGATCGCTAGTTGACGGTGGCGGAAATCCAGCGTCAGGTGATTTGTTGGCCGCAAATAATCTTTCCGAGCTCTCTGGAACAGCAAGCACGGCCCGTGGGAATTTAGGACTTGGGGCAGTATCTGTAAAAGGTTTGACTGATGCAAGCAAGTCTAGTGCTGTGATGTTGTCTACTTTTACCGACGGAAACTATGCGAAGTTTGACAGCAATGGTTCATTAGTAGATGGGGGCTCTGCGGTCGCGATTGTAAGAAATAATGTTACGAGCTCAACACAAGTACAAATGGTAGTTAATCAAGCCTACTATTTTACCGGAGATTTCAACGCGAGTTTATTATTGCCGGCGAGTGCCGCCATTGGCGATACCGTTTATATTGATAATACATTAACTTACAATGTTGTCGGAAAAACAATCATCATCAACCAAAATGCTTCACAGTTCATCACACTAGGGGGTGGCACTGTAACTACCGCAGGTGTTGGTGGATCATTAAAAAATACTATTTATGGCACTACGTGGGCGCTTAGGTGCATTGATACTGATAACAATTGGTTATTAACACTTGTTACTGTTCCCAGTATTTTCATAACCGGTATTGCTGTAGCTGCATTTGTGCCAGTATAACGATTTTAATTTAATAGGAGATTTAAAAATGAAAGACAAAGACAAAGGTGTGATGGGCAAAATGACTTCTTCGGGCCTAGGATCAGGCTTGAAAGATGTTAAAATGCCATTAGGCGGCAAATGTGTTGATGCGCCAATCGCTGGCCAACAACCTAAAGTCGGGATGAAATAATACCGGCTTTTTATGATGACACCCTCCTTATCCCGGGGTGTCATCACCATTCCATAATTTTTCCCATGATCTATTATGGCGTATTATTATTTGTCTTACTCTGTTTTCCGATAAGGCATGAATTTCACTTATTTTTTTATAAGTCATTTTTTTTATATTTCGTAAATCACTAATATCGGAATTTCTAATTGCTAACCTAATTTGCCTTTGACGTGAAGTTTCAATATACGCACCTTCTGATATTAAAATTTGCTTTATTAGCCATTTTGGCGAGTTAAACCATGCTGAAATATAATTTATTGACTGAACACGGAACATTTCGAATATTTTTTTATTATTTAAACCAGCTTTTGTTGCTTGGTATAAACTTGATAATCTCAGATCTTCATCCTCTTTAATTTTGATTCTTCTTTTACAATCAGCTAATGCACTTAACCTTTCTTCCTCAGTCCAAGAATTAGTTGTGTCATCCGAATTAAAAATTAGATGGTTGGAAATTGGATCCTCTGGCATAATTACCCCTCATTTTTTGATTTACTATTATACTTGTTTTTTTTCAATTTCAGCTTGTGCCGCTACCATTTCTCGTTGTAACTCAATTTTTTTCATTTCAACTTCGTCTTGTGATTTTTGACGATCAACCATGTTTTTCTCGTGCTCTATTTGCAACTTTTGAGAATCGACCTGAACCTTTTGCTGTTCTACCTTTATTTTTTCAGATTCGTTTTGTGCTTGCATTTGCTGAATTTGCATTTGCATTTGCATGGGATCTGGGCCACTTTGTTGCTGAGGAGGAGAAGGCAGATTCATTTCTTTTCGCAATATGTCAGCGACAGGCATGCCAAGCATTACAGCTCTTAATCTATCTACGATTTGAGGAGTATTTGTTAGATTGGTATTAGCAGCAATAAGATCCATTATAGCTAAAGCACCCTGAGGATTAATTGGCGCAATCGTCGAGGAAATCTGCAGTAGTTGATCAAGATTTTCGCTGAGCTGAGTTTCGTAATTACTGCCACATGTTACTTGCACCGTGAACTTTCCAGCGGTCATATCATTCATCATTCCGCTCGATCCTTTTTCGTTTAGACGTTCTAAACTTTGGTCGCCATTTTTATTTCTCACCATTACAGATCGATTAGAATCATATAGTTTCGGAAATAAAGATAAGACTACTTTGTACACTTCATCAATTGCTCTTTTTAAGTTATCTTTATAGATAAAGTTAGAGAGTTCGCCTTGTTGTACGCGGCTATTAAATGCTTTCCCGCTGACTTCAGACTCATTTATTTGTTGATTTGGATTAACAAAACCTAAGGTGCTTTGAATGTCAGAAATGGATTGACTAATGAGAGGACCGTAGCTAGGGGAAATTTGCGGGGGGTTTAGCTGAGCAGGTAAATTGCCGGAGCTATCTCGATTCGCAATAATAGAACCTCGCGGTATAGACGGGTCACGCCAAACGTCTTCCCATCCGGAAAAATTTTCCTCGGTTCCGATGAATTGGCTCTTGTTAGCATTCATCAAATTAGTGACAGATTCGCTTGCCATAATATTCAGAATACGCTGCGGATCTTTTGCTGTTCGATGAAACGACTTTGTGATTTGTTGACCATTAATCCAGTGAGAATGTCCGTCGACATAAACTAAGGGCAGCATGTCACTAGGCCATTCGGTTTCTTCTAGCTCTTCATCGTTAGAAAAAATGCAATGCATGATTTTAGTTTCGGTCGAGTCTCTCGAAATTTTATTTCCATCTTCATCCAATGCAAAATCAAGCGGTTCAATATTATCTAACGGAGAAGGTTGATTTGACGCTTGCCCTGTAACTTGCATCATCATTTTTTTTAATAGCCCTTCATCTTTTTTTGCTTCTTTTCTTTTTTGTTTATCTTCTTCGATTGCCTTGATTGCTTCGTCCATTTTCATGACGCCGCCATTATTCATTTGATAAATTTTTATGGCGTTTTGTTCACGAACAAAATAGTGGGCAATGCGAATAAAGTCTTGATCGAACCAAACGCTAGTTTTTGTAGCTTGCGAAGATGCAGGGAAAGAAGTTGGCCATTGATTTTTTTCTGCATATTTTGAATTGGGATATGCGGTCTTGTACTCTTCAAACGTAAAGGTTTGTAGGTGACCTGAAAATCTGCCCTCTGTTTTACAGCAAGATAAATCTGCGGGATCCCAAAAACACCAGGCTGGATCTAGAATACCTTTAATAGTCGGACGCTGATTGAAAGAAAATTCATTTTCATATTCCGTGCCAACTAAAATAGCGCCATACGATCTACACAAACTATTTTCTACGGCAATTTGAAACTGAATCTCAGCATTATTTTCATACGAGATTTGACGAAGTAAATTTTCTCGCAAGTCAATTGCTTTTTGATCAATATGCGTTTGTGCGTTCATTTGATCTGCTGCACTGAATACTTTAAATTCTGGTGTGTTTTTTCTTATCTGCGCAATTAATCCGGTAACAATGGGATAAATATTATTTATTTGAAAACAGGGCTTATCTAGCTGTGCGCGTTGAGATGCGATACCTTCATCCCATTGACCGAGGTCGTCCATAACAAACGCTAAGTCAGCGATTCCGTTATTAATGTTTTCATTGAAGTAATCAAACCAATGATTTACATTTTTAACAGCAGCGCTAATTTTTTCCTTCTTGTCCATTTCTGAAAATTTTTTATTGTCTTCGGGTGGTGTTCCTAAAAGCGCATCTTCTGTGGTGTACATTTAACATTCCTTGTTTTAAATTATCCCTAACTTCCTCATCATTTGATTTCTGCTTTCTTTAGTAGCAGCTTTTTCCGTTTTAAAATTATCAAAAATTAATGCAATGTATTGAGCGCAATCTTGTCCGTGCGAATATTGATTTTTATCAACTTCAGGGCTGTATTTAGTTTCACCGAACGACAATGTGTTAAGCGCTTTGTAATGGTAGCCACCTAGCATTCCCTTTCTTAATGATTGGCATTTAGGGCCAATTACAAATGCAGGTTCGCCGTCAGCTAAATTTGACAATCTTCGTGAGACAGATTCTTTTCTCGTCAGGAAATTATTTGTTTTAGCAGGGATGGTTGCAAAGCCATGATTTTGCAAAATAGTAAAACATGTAATTCTTTCGTCCGAAGGATTCCCCGCATTACCCGATGGATCACCTACGGACATTTCAATTTTATAATTTGAATAATATTGCGAGAAAAGAGGCGTCACCATTGATTTAACAAAATTACTTAAGCCCATGTAATCTGTATTAAGCTCATCGATTATTCTTAATTGTCCGTTGTGAAATTGAGCTATTAGGAGTGCAGGGGTAAGTCCAAAATCAAATCCCAAATAGAGAGGCAACTTGGGGTCAGCTTTTAAGGAAGGCGAATAATGCAGAGCATCGTTGTATTCAGGATAGACTGGCCGACCGTTATAGCTAGATCCATATTCACCGCAGAACATGACTTTGATATATTCGTCTTTTTGACCAGGCAATTGATTTAAATAATAGTCATACCCAAGCTCAAGATTTTCTATGTTTTCTGCTTTCGGATTGGGTATCCACAGTCCATCAGTTTTGATGAGAGCAGGTGGGTAATGAAATATTTTATGGTTTGCAGGTTTTGTTTCTTCGAAAAGTTTAAAAAACCAATGATTCGTATCGGGTGGGTTAGTGTCCAAAATGACGCCGTATTGCGTGGTAGAACTGTGGGTCTTTGGTGGGTATCGCATTGCTCGTTCGAGAGCGACAGTAATCGCTTCTCGAAACAAATACTGACACTCGTTGATCCAAACGACTGTACACTCTAGAGACTTAAGCTTTTTGATATCATCTTCTGAACCCAAAGACATGAAAATGACTTCAGCTCTAATATTTCCAAGTTCAAAATAATGTATGGTTGGGGAACCGTGGACAATACGACCTGTTTCTGGGGTTGGGAACAACATTTTCCAGGTTTTTAAAGTCGTTGTGACAAGTTCCGGGTAGGTATTTCTAATGCAAACAGCTTTAGTACGTCTATAACCGTCTTTTCCGACCTCCTGAGAGCACATGATGCGGAATATCTCCATACAGCACGCCACAGATTTTCCACATCCCACTGGCCCGAGAAGAGCTCTAATAAGCGATGTGTCATTGTGAAACTTTGCTGCTGTCGGAGTTGCTATATAATCAAGTGGATCTGACATTTTCTGAATCATCCTGATTCAATTGAGAGCTATTCATGAGCTCTTTAAATTCGTTTAGCCAAATTTGGGTACTTGCTATACTCAAAGGGCCTTTATTACATACATCTCTACTGTAATATTTGTGCAAGTCATTATAAAATGATTTCCCCGCAGCAAATAATTAATTGTCATGTTCACAGTCCTTGTTAATCGTCATCTTGACGCTGAAGGGCACTTGCGCCTCGTTACTGATTTCTAAATCAGTTTTGTTAGTTGAGTATTCATTCCCAAAGCGCATTTTAAGAATTTCAACTGCGGCACGCCAATGCTCTGGCATCGATGCAGCTTCTTGTATTTGATTAAATGCTTGAATTTGTAAATTAGTTTCTAATTCTGAGATTTTTGCCCAGATTTCAATAAAAATATACTCATCTTCTGGGATGGGAACGGTGCCAGCTTCTAGCTGTTCAGCAAGCGTTTGACCTTTTTTAATCCAGTTTTTTAAAGTATTTACTGTGATGCCAGCATATTGAGCAGCTAGCTTTTGAGTTGAACCGTTTCTGTAAGCATATAATATTCTTTGTATTTTATCATCGCTTATCTTAAGATTAGTCCTATCTTTCCAGTATTCCTTTACTTCGTCATAATTCATATGCAATTCCATTGCAATGTTTAAATTTTACTTAATATGTATTATAATGTATTTTAAGATAAAAACAACGGATTGTTATGATTTGGAAAAAAATTAGGGATCATTTGGCAGTCATAGTTAGCATCCTAACCATCTTTGCAATACTTTTCGGGTGCATGGATCAGATACGGCAGATATATCATATTATCAATGACAAAAACTGTCAGCAAGATATTGAAATTGCAGTTTTAGATCAACGTATTAAATGTTTAGAGGCCAAATCATGAGCGAATTGCTTGATACGCAAATGAATTTTTCCAAAATGATTGGACAGTTAATTGATTTTATATATGCAAGTGGCTACACGGTGACCTTTGGAGAAGCTTGGCGGACTCCCGAGCAAGCGGCTCTTAATGCTCAGAAAGGAATAGGGATAAAAAATTCTTTGCATTGCGATCGGCTAGCGGTTGATTTTAATTTCTTCAAAGACGCAGGCTGGATAAACACCCCAGTTGAAATTGGCGAGTATTGGGAAAAAATAGGTGGTTCATGGGGGGGTAGGTTTGGCGATCCACCTCATTTTAGCGTAGAGTTTGGGGGCAGAAAATAATCTTTAGGAGCAAGAACAGAACAGGAGTTCATCAATTATGCTAGATACGTTACGCAAAGTTTTAACTAATTTATTTACCGGCAAAGACAATAAGACCTACACGCCAGATAGGGTTTTCGGCGCCCTTGGTTTTGTATCAATCTTGCTGATAATTTTTTTGAAAAACCCTCCATTCATGGAAATCTGCACCGGTTTGGCTCTTTATCTGACTTCTTGGTGCACAGGGGTAATTATAAAAAATACAGCGGAACCTGCGCCGGAGGATAAAAAGGATGTTTGACTTAGCGGGGTTATTTTTCAAAACATGGTACAAAGAAATTATTATCGTATTTTTATTGAGTTACGGCCAGTATTGGCACGTGAAAGCTCTTGAATATCAAAATATTATAATTAAAATAAATGAGAACTCAGCAATAATTGAGGCCACAATTGAACAGTCAATCAAGGAAGAAGATAATAAAAAGCTAGCACAAGAGAGCGAGTTGCAAAGAGTGAGAAACGCTAAGGTTTCTGACAATTGCGAACACGCAATGGATTGGATGAAAAGTCAGTTGCTTAATAAAAACAACTGACTTTTGGTCAAATTACTTAATCAATAGCAAAAACCAAATATTTATCTTTTCCTTCTTTTATAATCTCGTGATAAGGATACTTTGAAGAAGTATCATAATTACATGATAGTGGGCCCAAGTGAGAACATAAGAATGAAAATTTTACGGATGATTTTCCATAAACCGCTGCTTTAAAGTGTCCCGGATTTGCGTCATCTCCTCTGCTTACTAATAATATATTTTTCCCGCTCACTGAATCTTCCGCATAATGAACTTGGACCATGTCCCCAACTTCAATATCAATTTTATTTGCCAGATATACCGGCAAGCTAATTATCAATCTATTTGTTTTTCCATTATTTGTGCTGAAGAACTGATAACGTAATTGTATATTATTTCCAGAATGTCCTTTTGAAATAGGTAAAATTTTTTTAAAGTCAAATTTAATAGCCATTTTTGCCTCTTTGATTGTTGATTGTTGATTGTTGATTGTTGATTGTTGATTGTTAATTCTTACTCATGAAATCCCCCAGATAGTTATAGCATTCCGCGTCATGATTAACGCACATTTTATTGCTTTCGACAATCGCTTTAACTGTTTGTGAATTGCTGGCGTTTGATTTTAAATGCCAGACCGGCAAGTCAAGCGGCTTCATGTCAGGAGCAGCAGGGCACTTAGCATATGTTGTGCAGCCGCTAATAATTACCATCACTAGAAACAGAATGCATAAAAATACAAATAAAAATATTGCTTTTTTAGTCATCAAAAAGATTCCAAATAATTTTCAATAAGAGTTTCCATCATCATTAATTCATCCTTTCCTATCCATCTTTCTAAGTTGAGTATAGGTGGGCGAGATATTATTCTTGCAGAATATATATTGGCAAAAAGCTTCTGTATGTTGTATTTTGAATTCATATCAATAGTGCCATTCTCTGCTCTATGATAAGGATCAAGCGGTTCAAATTCAATCATTATTTCTTTTCCTTTTCCATTTACAGCTCTTGCAGGTTTTCATTTCAAATCTTCTCCATCAATAACCTTTCTCATAATAGATTTAAAGTTAATAAAGTCTTTCTCTAATTTTTGTTTTTTAAGAAACGACAGCATGCCTTTAACTTCGGTTCCCAAAAAAGAGCAGATGAGACTATTTGTTTCATAATTTAATAAATCGTGTTTTTTTGCAATTCTTTTTAATATGTCAATATGTAAAATTGCCAAATCATCCATTGCATCCTTTATTTTTTTATGTCCTCGAATTATTTTCATAGTGATTTACTCTTTATTGATTCAGTCAATATAGCAACTTCATCTAAAAACTTGTCGAGCTCAGTTTTATATGCTTTTAATTGCTCTATGGCAGGTATAAATCGGCATACAAATAACCTTAACTTTTCCGGAAGCTCCTCATTGTAGCTAACAAAATCGCAGTATTCAACTTCAGTGATCAATAAATTATGAATGATTTGCATTTGATAATCATTAGGTATTTCGTTTTTTTCTATGTAATCATAATGTATAGCTGCAATAGGGCATTTCACTTCGATAATTCCTGATCTATCAAGTGTAAAACCATCTACAGAACAGCCATATTCCATTCCTTCTCTATAAGCAAATCCTACTTCTTCAATACATTCTTGATGTTTCACTTCGTAAGTTTGACGAGCGCGCCCCTCTAATCCATTGCCACGTTCCATATGTTTATTGGAAAAATCCCTTTCTTGAGAAACGCCAGTAATTCTTTCTAACGCTAGTTGCAACTTATATTTATGTCTAATTATTGAATCTGACCCCTTTGATCTCCCTCTTGAGACGATTGCAGACGCTTTCGATCCAGTGGCTTTGCCAAGGCGGTCATTTAGCCATTCCTGCGTTCCCTGGGCGTTATTTGATATTATTAATTTCATAAATTTGCCCCTCTTTACCAACAGGATATTCTTTTGGTTGAAGAGTAATAAATATATTTGCTATGCAGCAACCTGGATACATTATTTTAAATTTATCAACAAAATCATCTATATTTTCAACGCCAATATCTACATTGATATTAAGCCACTTTAAGTTTTTTTTTATCATACCTTGTCCTCGTGGTGGATGCAGCCGAAGTTTTCGCCAACAGAAGCTGGAAAGTGCCATTCAAAATCACATAAAATTACGTTATCAGGAACATCAATTTCAATATCAAAAATATTAAAATTAACTATCTTTGATTTTAGACAATCTCCTATTTTTGAAATTTTATTACCATATTCTTCTCTCGCCCAAAACTTGCAGCTCTTACAGGTTTTCATAAGTTTAATACCCTTCAAATTCTTTGAGCCACTCGCCAGTTTTAGGATCCATCGGGGCGGCCTCGATAGGCTCTTGAGCTGTTGCAATTTCTGCAACGGTTGCTTTTAGCTCTTTGTATTTTTTTTGATATGCTACTTTCAGCTCAAGTCCATCATATCTTAAATTAAGCAATTCCTGATTACCTAATTTCCAGGCTGCCTGAAGGTTATCTAAGTCCTCTATTTTATTCATATTGCCTATAATTTCCTGAACCCTTTTATTAATTTCTGGATTTTGTTTTATTTCCTCGATCGCATCTTCTCCATCATTAAGCCATTTTAGAATCATTTCTGCATGCTCTGCTCTAATAATGTCGTTAGTACCATCAAAGAGATGAGTTCTGTCTTTTGATGACTCAAAGAAATGACCCTGATTTAGCCTGAGAACTGTTGTAAATTCATATTCTAATCCGTCTCTCTGTTCTGTTTTAGTTCCCAATTTTTTTATTTTTTGTTTTTTTGAACCATCTTCTTCTGTAATAGAATATTCAGATTTTGTGCGAGCCGTCCCAATAACATGTAATCTACTTTGTAAAATAGCTTCTAAAAATTTATTATGTTGGGGTGTCACCTTGACCCAATCTGTATAACGACCGCCAAGTCTTTGCTGTATGTCTAAGCACCCACCATCACCTGACCATTCGTGGGAAATTGAGTCTATAATTAAGACGTCGTATCCTGATTTTTCAGCAAAAACAATTGTTTCAATATATTTTTGAGGAGAATAGGGTGGCGATAATTCACAAACATCAAAAGTAAATTCGGATGAATATAGAGATGCACTACATTTTTCTGTATCTATAACTGCTATTTTTTTTCCAAGCGCAGATGCCAGCAAAAGTGCACTATACGTCTTGCCGCTTCCTGATGGGCCTTCTAGTAATAATCTCAATTTAGCTTTCTTTTTAGATGCTTTATTAAACATATGGTTTCTCTCTCTTGTGTTAATTTTAGGTTTATTTATCTCATCTCTTCAGGATACTTAGCTATTAGCTCACCGTCTTCGCTAATAAGCCAATTTTTGAGCAATCTAATTTTATTTATAATTTGGTGAGCTTTTTTTAATTCCTGCTCTAGCTGCGTGTCAGTGCTCATAATTTTTCCTCGATTTTTTTAACAATAAAATGCAAGTGATCATATCGCGCATTCATACTTTCTTCAAGCCGATTAAACCTGTCGAATAGTTTAAACTGATCTTTTTCGCATTCGAACATATATACTCGTTGCATCAACATATCTATAATTTTTCTTTGTTCTGTCAAAATTTGTAAAATATCTGTATCGCTCGAATTTGCAGAATTATCGCTCGGTTTAAAAGATAACTTAGTCATATTATTCCCCCAGATTTTCAAGGTGCAATTTTAGCACCAAAATGTTTAGTTCTACAGTTGGCTTGTACGCGTGATATTTTTTGTGATATCTCATTGCTAGCCACCAATAATATGCATTCTCAACGTCTCGTTTAGATTTCAAATGTGAAGTCATCATTTTCTGCTCCTTTAAAGTCTGGTTAAATAATTTAGTGTTTCGCTTATAGCGAAACCAATAGCCACCCAGTGAAAATTATTGTCAACAAATTCATCGAGTAGTTCGCGTATATTTCTCTTGTTTTCCATAAAAACCCCTTAATTGTTAGCGCTAAAAATAGCGCTATAAATTCATATTATCACAGTCTATTTTAAATTGCAAGCTTTTTATCTAGATCTTCTGCCTCTAAATTGCCTGAAAATCTCCTGTTATAAAAACAATTACTTATGATTTTAGGGGCGATTTTTTTAGGCGAAATGATTACGAGATAACGTAACATTTGATTAGCGCTAACTATTGATATATCATGTAAGATTGTCAGCCGAGGAAAAGTTTATGGAAGTAACGAAAAGAGTCAGGAAAACTAAAAAACAACTAAAACAGTCATGTGATGCACTTAGAAAAGTGCTTGCGTTTATTACGATGTCTTATATATCAAAAGATTTCGATATTTGTATTAGCAGTGTTAGTTTATGGAGAGTAAAGGGTGTGCCATCATCCAGGGCAGAACGTTTATCAGAATTAACAAATGGTCTTGTAAGTAAATATGACTTGGCTCCAGAACTTCTGGAGTTAGAGCAAAATGAAGAGTAAAATGGATACCCTAAACGGATATTTAATAAACAATTTTTAAGGAATAAGTAATGGCAATTGAAAACTCAAAGCGCGATAAAGAATTTCGCAACGGTGATATTTTTCAAGAAAAAGCAGAGCATCCTTTTTTGATCATGCATCAGCAAGGATTAAATGCAAAAATGTCGTGGAGAGCAAAGGGAATGCTAGCGTTCCTAATGAAATTGCCAAAAGATTGGATAATAAATATGGATCATTTGGTTAAAATATCAGAAGAAGGAAGAGATGTTGTTTATAAAATAATGCATGAGCTTATAGAAAAAGGATACGTAAGCAAAATAGCCCAACGTGACAAGAGACAAAAAGGGCGTTTCGAAGTTTTTTATTATGTAGCACGAGATATTACTGTCAACCCACTTACTGAATTTCAGGAAATGGACAAGGGTATTGATAACAAAGGATCTTGTCCATTTCCTGAAAATCCGGATCCGGATTTTCAGGATCCTGAGTTTCAGTATGCATTACAAAAGAAGATTAATACAAAAAAAGAAAATAAAAAAACAGCAGCAATTAATAAAACCCCCATTCCAAAAAATCTCGGCGCAAATAAAAATGCTGCTGTTTCTTATTTTAATGTTTTTTTAACACCCCCCGATTTGCTAATCGGAAAAGAGCTGACAGACACGCAGCAGCAGTGTGTACAAGAATGTCTTGTCAAAAATCACCAGAATTTAACTACAGAATTGTTTGAGCAAGTATGCTGCGGAATGCTTGATATAGAACACTATAGCGCCTCTGGAAAAGACTTTTTAAAAAAGTTAAATACTATTTCAAGTCAGATAACAAAGGGACAATGGACGCCTCCAGCAAGCATTGAAGAGAAAAAAAGCAAAAAAAAACTCGACGATGAAAGCGAAAAATACAGGAAAATGAATTTATTGCAAGCAGAGATTGAACATGCTAAGCGTATGATAAAAATGCTAGATGACCATAATGCGCGTATTCCATGGAATCAGATGATAAGCGATGCAGAAAAAAAATTATCTGAAATAGCACGGCATTGAGTTATTCGAAAATCTCGAATAACTGAAAACAAGGACACGGAATGAGTTTGAGTGATGATTTTAAATACCGGCGCAGAGTTTTTGGATACAATGAGGAGAACCAAGGAATGAACGAAAAAGTTAAGAGCGATTTCAGGTCGAAGCAAGATAGCTTTCTAGCTGCGAGAAGCCCGCTTGATGAAAGCTTTCCCCGGTGTAGCTATACCGCCTGGACAGACGGGAGCAATAAGCGCTGCGCTTTCGCTGGTACTGTTGGACTTTATCCGATGACTCGTCGTGAGTACTGTAGCATACATGCTTTGTGTATGAGAAACTCGGATCACGACAAAGGGTTTAAAATTCTAAAACAGAGTTTAGAAGTTTTAAAAGCCTATTTGCCAGAAGAATTCATCGACCCCTATGACGGTTACACTCAAGATATGCCAAAAAAGGAAAGATGGGTTGGGTATGTTTGATTTAAATTTAAATAATGACGGCACCTACCAGGTGTAAAAATAAGGGGCTTAAATGTGGTTATTTGGAAGAAAGGACGATAACAAATGCTAGGAATTAAGAAATTTTTTATAAACTTTTTGGCAGCGATGATGGTCAGTGATTCAGCTAAGTACGATGATGACAAGGGGGCTCCTTTGGCTCCAGCGGGTATTCAACATAATATAAAAAAACAAGCTGAACGTGAAGCTCTTAAAAAAATAATGGATCGGATCGAAACTTGCTACGGCGAAGAGTTTATAGACTTGCGTCCTGGAAAATTCGAAATGACAAAAGAGGAGCGTACACAGTTTTTCAAAGACAATAAAAAGAAAATAAAAAGCGGAATGCTTATTGTTATTAGAAGCGACGCAGATTGGGAAAAAGTGTACGGAAAGAAAAGGCATCTTTTTTACGATCAAGGAAAAGTTCCCGAGCCGATGGTTGATCACACTCAAACGCTCTCGAAAAAACAGATCAGGACGATCGCTAATGCACTACAAAAAACGCGTAGACAAAAATCAAACCCAGATAGTTGACTTAGCAAAAAAACTTGGATATTATGTCGCTCATACATATGCTGTGGGGTCTGGATTTCCAGATTTAGTTTTGGGTAAAAAAGGTTTAAATATACTAATAGAAATTAAAGATGGTTATAAAAAACAACTTACCCCATCGCAAAAAATTTTTCATACAGAGTATTTGGGTGCAGTATACGTGATACATTCAATAGACGAATTTATTTGTCTTGACAAGAAATTATTTGGAAAATAAAATGCAAAAAGATACAATCAGTTTTGAAACTATGGAAGGAATTGTTAAAACTTACAAGGTTTCTCACCCCTTCCAAATCATAAATGTTAACTCTCCTGACCGTCCAAATTTATCTGCGTTATTAGCTATCCCTATTTTTGAAGAAAACGACAAAGAAGCCATATTTTATTTTAAAAATGACTTTTTACTTAAAAGTAAAAGAATTAGAATATGCTGTGAAATTGTTAAAGATGAGAAGTTTGAAGAGGCAGAGCCTATGATTACTATTGAGTATAATTCTTCTCCTCCACACGCAATTATTTACAAAAAAAGCAATGTATCTGGAATAGGGCCGTGTCTTGATTTACCTGGATTTTTTGCTTTCACACAGATTTGTGACAATGATCCTGGTCTAAAAATAATAAATTTAATTAATGAAAAACTAATCGACTCGATTATAGTCCAAGAATTGCATTCATCAATTGTGCCAAAAATTCAAGACGTGGAACATACCGACGAAAAAGATAATGAGCCTGTTCCTCACCCTGAGAGCTCTCCCCACCAATAAATTAATTTAAAATTGAAATTCAACGGACTGAATAATAAAAAGAGGTCCGTTATGAAACAACTAGAAGTTAAAGGTTTGCCGAAATTTAAATTGAAATATAAGCTTAACAAAACTAAGTATCGATCCTTGGTTCCAAAACAACTGAAACACCATTTTCAGATTTTGTAATCGTAAAAGTGTCGCCGTCATTTGCAATGAGACCACATGACATGCAGTTGAATTTAGCTTTTTTACCAATAGAATTATAATACGTTGTCATTCTAGTATTTTTAGATTCGTTACACACGGGACATCTACTATTTTCTATAATTTTCATTGAAATAGTCTACATAAAATAACAAGTGATATGATCGATATCAAAAGAGCAATTAAAATTGGTTCTATGCTCCACCATCGGTATACTAAAAAATGAATTATAATTACCACTAGCGGACATATTGCTAAGTCCAATAACAAAATTTGTATTATAGACATAATAGTACTCAAAATGGGATGTCGTCATCTAATGCAGAGACGCTTTTAGCATTTGAAATGGGAAGGGGAGCAACATACTCATCTTTTGTGTGCTCTGCCCACGATTCTTTAGATCCGAGAAGCTGTATTGTCTTACCTTTTATCTCAGTTTGATAGCAGTCTTTACCTTCTTTGTCTTGCCATTTTTTATAAGTTATCGAACCTTCGATATAACACTGCTTTCCTTTTTTTAAGTACTCGCCAGCTATTTCTGCTAACCGCGCGTAAAGAACTACTCTATGCCACTCTGTCTTTTCCACGAGCTCACCTTTTTTGTCTTTGTAAGATTCGTTTGTAGCTATGCTTAGAGTGGCTACAGCTGTACCATCAGTCAATGTTTTGAACTCTGGATCGTGCCCTAAAGTGCCTACAATGATTACTTTATTTATTCCCTTCATTTTTATTGCTCCTTTGCATTAAACGGATGAACTATATTAATTCTAACAAATTGTCTTTTGCAATCATCCGACACCGGAATTGTTTTATGTAAAAAAACAGGATTTGTTACATAAATTACGTTTGGTTCCATTGTGAATTCTTTTAATTGTTCAAAATCCACCTCCGACGCGCCTCCTTCGATGTTAATATTAGCCTTATAATTCCCTTCATATCCAACGGCACCCGTTATATTAGAGCAAAATAAAATAATTTCTGGGGTATACCCGTCCGTATCATGAGCATAACAATCGCCACTCCAGTTTCCGTCTACATGAATCCCTCCTCTTCTATGTAATTCTCCTTTTTTTAGCATTTTTTCATCTATAGTAATGTAGCAACCCGAATACACCAGGTTTTTAAATCTTTTCAGTAAAGCTTCAAAAATTTTATTTGTAAAGGTATCATAGTTATCTAAATTTTTGGTGGCGTCCATCATATATAGTCTTTTTGATGAAAATTCCGGGAATTCTTCAATTTTTCCAATAGCTAAGCACTTAGATGTAAAGTTTTTCATTTTAATTTACTGTTGAGATATACAGATATCTATTTTTCTCATAATTAAACAAGTGATTCCAACACTAGGCAAAACGGTAAACATCGCAACTGTAAATATGCTGTTCGGCGTTATTGTAAACAACACAATAAAAACAAAAGCTAATGACAAAATTAATGCTGATAGTACTTTTAAAATCATTTTGATTACCTTAATTTTCTTGAATAAATAGTGACATGCCACGAATACTTGCAAATGTTGCATATCATTCTGCGCTCGACGATTATATTTTTTCCCGTGTGAGTATCTACTTTGCTCGTTATTTCAACATCAAAATTTTTTGGGTGAGAATATGGGCACTTGCACTGTAAAATCCTGTAATCGTCCATTGATTCTCTTTTAAAAGTAGGTTAAAATACAAACAATTCAGGAGACGGCCGGCCCTTACCCGGAGCTAACTACGACCGTCTCCTGAATCGTCTATTCAGGCACTAATTCGTCGTACTCGTATTGTTTGTCGGTAATGTCGACGCCAGCTTTAATATCCAGCCAGATTTCATCAAACAATTTTCTGAAATTTTCCTTCGGCTCCATCCCGTTTTTCCAGCGTTGTACTGTAGACTTATGTACTGACAACAGCTCTGCTAGCTCTGCGGCGCTTAAAAGACAATGCGACAATATGACATTTAACTTGTCAGCTGTTGTTGGGCTCAAATTTTTATGATTCATCATCAGCATTTTCCTCAAACTGTTTATCTTCCCAGTCTCTTAACTCTTTGTCGCGAAACAAGTCCTCGTCAATTTCTTTCATTTTATTATTCCTCAGCCAATTTTTTAAGTCTATATTCAGCAAGATGGCTCGGTGAGCTTCTGCCGCTTTCCCACATTTGTATCACCGTTCTGCACACGCCAACAGCTTTTGCAAACTCTACTTGAGTCATTTGCATTTTCATTCTAAGAGCTTTTATTTCTTCTCGTGTCATTTTATACCTCGAGCTTATTTTAGCTTGTAATTCGGGCTTTAGCAAGCTTTTGAATTACTTATTTAAGTATTCATGATGTTCACCGTAGGTTAATCTTTGCAGCCCGTTGTGTGGAACAAATATATAGTAAGTATCGCCCTTTACATTAATCATTAAATATTGGTCTGGCAACCAATCACCCGGAGTGGGTATAGCTTTTAACACTTTTAATTGCATAAACCCTATTTTTACGATGTTTCCTATTTCCCAATTTTGCTTAGTGTTAGTTATCATAATCTATCCCCTTGTTTTGTTGATTAAATTTTGTGTTATTAAAATATTGAGTAGTGGTGTACTTCCCAATTTAAGTCGCCTAAATCCTCTACTTTTTTAACGTCTTCTTCTTTTTGATAATAATATGCAGTAATTATACGTTCGCAGTCACTTTCTGTTTCGCCGGGAATTTCCATGTCTGCGCAAAATTCCACCCATCCATTTCTTAGCAATCTGTTCGTAAAATCGCAATCAATCTCATTTAATATATTTACTGCTTCTAAGCCTGCTTGCGCTACTGCTTGATCTCGAGTTAAATCATTGTTATCTATAGTTAATTCATAGTTATCTGTAGTTAATTTATCGTTCATAATCTATCCCCTTGTGTTGCAGTCGTGATTGACTGTAAGCTCAGTTTAGCACGCGTAACGTGCTTTGTCAAGCTTTTTGTTTTCCCATTTATACCTTTGTTGTTTTGACTGTTTTTTGTGATATCATAGTTTTTTGGTTTTGTAAAGGGGGAGTAACTGCGTCGTATTTTAAACTCATTATTCCCCCTATATTCCCCCTATATTCCCCCAATTGTTTGTTAAAAAAAAATGCGTTATAATTCAGGCGGCACGATAGTTTGAGCAGACTTGGACATATCAAGGTTAACCATCTGCGTCTAAAACAATGGTGTAGTAAGAGAGGTGGGACGGGCGGTGCAAATCCGCATAGTATTGAGTTTGAAATCTCAATATAAAGCAGCTCAGCACATAGAGCGCTCTTACTTCGTAACTATTACGCCAGTACCCAACCTGGCTCGTGTCAACTAATTGCAGAGAAGCGGCGAACCTCATCTACGTAAATCTCGCGATACATTCGTAGCGCTGTCAGTAGTCGTTGCATCTAGCGTCAGGTGCGTTCTTTGTGATGACGTCGTTTGCATCTATCTCTTAAACAGATAGATGCAAGCTTAATATAGAGAGTACTATGAGCAACTTAGGATGGCTTCATAAAAATGTAGAGCGTGTTTTTAGAGTCGCACTCTATGCGGCATTTCCCGATTTCCCGGAATTACTTATAGAGTCTTTGCAATTTGCGCCAAATAAAAAAGGTGAGTGTGGAGACCAAATTAACATCATTAAATTGGCCAGACTAGTTGGATTGAGCAATGAGCAGTTTTGCGAGCGATTATCTGTTTTTATCGAAAGAAGTTGTGCGTTGATTGGATTTAGATTTTCTTTGACATTTGATACTCGAGTAGGGTTGTGCTTTATAAATTACTGGCATTTGCCCGTCGATCCATGGCTTAATAATGATAATTCTAACGCTGGCATAATGACTCATATCAAAATTGCGATCGATAAAATGAAAAAAGATCGCACTGCTTTAATAAAAGACAGAGATTTTAATTTTAGCGTAATGTGTGTTGCTGAGCACCCGCAGTTTATTTATATGATTTTAGAAGACCCGGACGATCATTAAACAGCAAGGATTAAATTCAAATGAAATCTATCTGTTCTTTTATTGGTTTTTTAGTTAGTATGATCGGTTACCATTTGCATGGCAGCATTTTGTGGTCAATTTTTGACTTTTTTTTCTGGTACGTTGTTTTAGTGAAATGGGTGGTAGATAAACAATTAACTTTAACTGTCATACAACAAACCTTTTCTTTTTTCTTTCATTAAATGAGCACTGAATACCTAATAGCATGTGAGGAGAGTAGAAAAGAAGTTGACAATAGTTTGATTAAATTTGTTTCAGGACAATATTGTTTCAATTGTGGCATTGAAAGTGTTCAAAGAATAACCCCGTCTTGTTCGCCAAATAATCAGTTTTTGCTAATCTGTCATAGTTGTGGTAGTAAGTTTGACATTTACTAAAATTTTGTAAATATATTAGGGTTGATTATGATTAATATAGCTGAACCAACAACTAAAGTGCAGTATGATGTTACCAGGGACTCTATGTGTGTGATAGTTTACTTTAAAAATGAAAATGGCAAAGAAATATCGAGACATGGATTTTATATACCGATGCTTACCGCCGAAGGTCAGAATGATAACTTTGATTGGCCTACAGTTGCGGCTAGCTACAATGAGAAACAAGTAGATGAATTAAATAGATCTTTTTGCAGATATATTTCCAGCGCGATCGAGGAAGTGGTAGGGTAAAACTATGCCGTCATAGTTGCGATAGTCTTTACTATCGCTAGTATTGGATAAGTTCTTGAATTTAATTGATTTAATATTTTAACGGCAAAATGACATTATGGACAATTTGGAAAATAATTGTGCAAAGCAATAAATTATTTAAACAATGAGGCGCTAATCTTCGTTATTTTTATTGCTCATTCAGTAACTCCTCCGTGACTATTAATTTTTGGATCATTTGACGAGTTTTTTTTATCTGTAAATCGAAAACTTCTAGTTCTTTGTCTTCAACTGTTTCTTTGCCTTCAACTGTCATAGCTTTTCTAATATTTTCAATCATATTATCTATTGAATTATTGATTAATTCTTGAGCTGTAATTCCTAGCCATAATGACTCGAGTACGGTTTTCCTTTGCCCATAATCTCTAATCCAATGTACAACCAAATCACATACAAGATTGGCATCTTCTAAAATGGAATTACTCATATTTTATCCTTGTCGCACAGTTCACGATTCAGCAAAGCTCTAGCAAAAGAATTTTTTGATTTGAAGTCAGATCTACTGTTGTATCTTTCATTAAACTTCTGCAGCTCGCTTGCTGTCATCTTTATATGCAGCTGTTTTTCTAAAAATTCACGCGGCGTGTTGCTCTTCAGCGTCGCAGATTTTATAAATTCTTTCCTGTCATGTAGGCTCATTAAGTAACTCCTCAATTTCTAATCCGATTGCGATAATTTCAAAGTGAGCTTTTGCGTCTGTGCTTTCTAATCCGGTGAGTCCAAAATAATCAGCTGTATCAAACACAGTGCGATGATATATTTTTCCGCGAAACGGAATAATATTATGATCGAGAGCTGCCCTTTCTGCTAGTTCGATGTGCTTAAAAAGACTTGGCAATGATGGGCATTGATTTATCAGCACCCTACTCTTTAGATTTGGATTACACGGCCTAACATCTTTGAGTAGTTGTTGCATTTTATTCAGTGTTTTTTTATCACGTTGTTTGGGTCGAATGGGGATGATAGCAATGTCAGCCATAGCTAGCGCGCAATGCGTACTTTCATCATTGTACCCGCCTGTATCTACTACAACTATTCCATACTTTTTTGAGAGTTCATCAAGCAAATGATCTGTTTCGCCAGTCTTAGATACAATATTAATTGCATCTGACAATTCGTTTTTATTGCGTATATCAGCCCAAGACTCACTGCTGAACTGACAGCCATCTGTGTCGACAAGAATAACTTCGCCAAATATTTTACGCTGCTGGAAGTACACGACCAGGTTCTGCGCGATGGTGCTCTTTCCTGTTCCGCCCTTGGTTCCGACTATTGAGATTATATGTCCCATTTTTTCATTTTCCTTATTTTTTCACCGACCTGATCAAAAGTATCATCTATTCTAATTGATGCATAACCACTCTTAGAGCCTCTTATCCCAGAGATCGGTATGTGATCTGCGCAGAATGCACCTGAAAGAGTTTGTTTATAAGGTTCAGTAAAAGTACATTGAAAAATATCAATCGGCGATGATTGAAAAAAAGTGCAATTTGAACATGTATCTTCAAATGATATTATTTTACCCATTTTCTATCCCGTTGCTAAATATAATATGAAACACTATACTACACTATTGTAGTGTATGCAACACTAGTGTAGTGTATTATATACTAGCATTATAGTTATTGATTCTTATAAATAACCATGGTATTATAGTTTTCAGTGGAACGCGTAACCACACAAAAAACACGGTCAAATGCAGCACAGTCAACGCGTAAGACTTAAAACACGGTACCCAGGAAGGGAACAAAATGGACTTGAAAGAATTAATGGATGGTATCAAATCGGATAGCGACGCATTTATTGATCCAGAATATGCGGAACAATTGCAAGCAGCCGGCGAAGATACTACAACCGACACTCGAAAGAGTGCGGCGGAACAAAATAACCGCATTTCTGAATCTTCAGAAAATGAGGCATCTTTTGAAACAGATTCCGCTGATGTTACAAGTGACGCATCAAATGAGCAAGATTCTAAATTATCTAAAGATGAAGACTCAACTAGCGACAAGCCAGTTGAAGACTCTGCGTCTGAAGATACTCCCGAAGCGCAAAAAGCATTAGAGGGCTACGCTGCTAAAAAAATCGGCAAGCTGACGAAAAAAGTACATGATGCTAATGATGAGCTGAGAGAGTTAAGACAAGAGCTAGAACGTACACGCTTACAACAGAGTCAAATTGTAGACATGCCGCAAATGTCTGTGCCCATGGTCAATGATTTCGAATTTACTGACCCGCAATCACAGCAAAAAGTACATATGCCGCAAGCCCGTGATTTTAATGGCGATGCACCTGCGTATATGGAAGCGCGCACACAGTTTGAATTTGCTAAAAAGCAAGCGTTGCAATTCTGGCAGCAAGCGCAGAAAGACTATTTTGAAAATGAAAATTTAAAATCCACTTATCAACAAAAGCTTGACGCTGGTAAAAAACAGTACAAAGATTTTGAGGAAGTGATTTTAGGGGGAAATTTAGCCGTGCTAGAACATGCACAGCCTAAGTTGGTTCCCGCGATTCAAAAGAGCCCCTACGCTGAACATCTTGTTTATCATCTTGCTAAAAACCCAGAGTTAAGAGCAGATTTGGCAAAACAATCGCCGGATGACATGCTTAAAACCATCGGGAAAATGGAAGGAATTATAGAAATGGGCATGAAGCCAAACGTTGTCAGTAAAGCTCCCCCTCCCATTTCAACAAAACCTTCATCAGGCACTGGTACCATTAAATCCGTTTCAAAAGATGCTTCAAAGTCTCAAGATGAAGTAAATGCATCGATACGTGAACGGATGCGACAAGGTAGATAGCTTAAAAACTACACCTACGTATCTCCAAGGATGGAGATTTTTTAAATGGCTACAAATAGACTTTTAGTTGTCGACATGATCGGCAAAAATATATTAGCTCGATTGATTAACTCAACTGCGATGACCCACACAGCGAATCGCGATTATGAAGATCAATTCACCCCTGGTAAAGTTTATCAAATTGGTTCTACAGTTAGAATTCGCAAACCAACTTACTTCACCGTAGTTAAGGGTGCGGCGCTTTCACTTCAGGCTGTAATCGAAAATCAAACTTACTTAACTATTACTGAACAGTCCCAAGTTGCAGTGGCGTTTACTTCTACTGAAGAACAATTGTTTTTGGAAGACGAATACTCAAACGTCTATGAAGGCGCAGCTCAAGTATTAGCTAACGATCTAGATCTTAATCTAGCTCAAACAGCTGGCACTACATTTTATCGCACCGTTGGTACAGCCGGAGCTGGTATCAGTAGCTTTGCAGTTCCCAATGCTGCGAGAACAATGCAGGTCAAATATGGCGTTGTTAGCTCTAAGTTTATGTGCTTTCAGCCGGATGGGATTGCGGTTTTAAGAAATACCCTACAACCTACGTTCAATGAAGAATTAAGCAAAAGTATTTCACAGCATGCAACGATCGGCATGATTGCTGCGCATGAAGCATTTGAGGATCAAAATTTACCAGTATTCACTACAGGTACTTTCCCTGGCACCCCAATTGTTGCCGGTGCTGGTCAATCAGGTTCTGCCATTAATCTATCTGGATTTACCGCGTCACAAGTAGGCGTTTTAAATCCGGGCGATATTATTTCGTTTGCAGGTGTTTATGGGGTTAACCCAGTAAATCGTCAACAAGTCGGCTTAGGTGCTGGCAATTTAGCTCAATTCACTGTTTTAACTCAAGTAAATTCTGATGCTACAGGTCTTGCTACAGTAACCATCTCACCTGAAATGGTTTTGACGGGCCCGTATCAGAACGTTACTGTTTCGCCAGCTGCAAGTGCTGCGGTTACTTGTTATGGTGTTACCGTTCCTGGCACCCCTGCGCAATGGGTTAAAAATTTCGCGTACTCAAGAGATGCTTTGAGCTTAGCTTGCGTTCCTGGGCCGATATCGTTGGGTGCCAAATATTCTAAACTTTTTTCTGACACCAAATCTGGTTTGTCTGTCAGGGCTAATATTGTTTATAATATTCAAACAGATCAAGACATTATCCGTTTTGATATGTTCTATGGTACGCAAGGGTTTGGATCTTACGGCACCATCATGGCAAGTTAAGCCATTTTGTTAAACGTGTCGATTTTTTAGACATTTTTCGACACGTTTAACTCATATGTCGATTTTTTAGACATTTTTAAACATAAGGTTAATTTTATGAAGAGTTCAAAGAAAGAAACTAAGTGTCCCGAAGTTAAAGACAAAGATGCTTGGAAATCATCTATGAAAAACATTAAGATAACTGATAAGTATCAGTCGAGAAAAGGAGGGGACAAGTAATGTGGCCACCCAAAGAGCTTGGAATAACATTAGCTGCACGTCAAAGCAAGAATACTGCACATCTTTATAAAAAAGAAGGTGATGGTTATGGCTATATGATTGTCGATTATATGGAAATAGACAAATATTTAGACGAAGGTTTTAAGCGCACCCCGATGGAATGTGATGATGAAGAAGTTTCTAATATTCAGCCAAAAACTCAAGATTTGAAAGTTAAAATTGACCATTTAGAAACTAAAATAAAGGAAAAAGAAAAAGAGTTAACAAAATAAAAACATAAGTATTTACATGAATTTGGCAAGGATGCTAATAGATGATGACCGCAAACGATCTGATCACGGATGCTCTTTTACAGACCGGCATCATCGCTCAGGAGGGGGGCCCTTACGGCTCCCAGCCTGCGTATATGAATCAGCAAGCATTTATTCTGCTAAATGACATAATTAACGAATGGGGGGGCGCCACCGGAATTCTTCCGTACAATAATCAGCCAATTCATTTTAATTTTATTCAAAACCAAAGTTCTTATACTTTTGGGCCATCCCCCATTTATTTTTATAACACCCAGCCCATCATGGATGTTATTACTTTTACTTATTTTCTTGACTATCCGACTAATAAAGTTAAACGAACATTACAAAAGATTACTGAATTTCAGTACGCAAATATTTTATATCCGAGCGTAGGATGCTATCCGTCGGAATATTTATTAAGACGTTATCCCGATTATTCTGAATTGATAATTCAATCAATCCCGAGTCAAAACTTTAGTGCTACGATAATTTGCAAACAAAGATTGACTGCGTTAATTGATCCTTTTCAAGATTTATCTGAACTTCCCCCACATTATAGGCTTTGCTTAAAGTATAGATTAATGCTAGATCTTTGGGACGCTTACGGTGTTGAGCCTACATCCGCTTTCTTGGCGAAATACCAAAAATGTATGGATAGCATGACTGGATCTAATAAAATGGATCTCACATTGCAGCCAACAGAAAGCTTGTGCCGCAGACGCTGGAGTAACTATCTATTCGGGATATCTGGCTTATGATGCAAGATATCAATTACCAATTAGTCGGCGGATCATATCCTGAGCGATCCCCGGAATTAGACGTTCAAAAAACCGTAAATTGGTATATGGTTGAAGATCCCAATGCTGTTAAAAAGATAGCTTTTGCACCGACTCCTGGCACTCAACAGATTGGAAAGAATCTAGATTCTTCTACAAGCCCTATTCGCCAAATTTATTCTTATAAAAATTTTGGTCTTATATTTGTTGATGAAAAGGTTTACTCATTTGACCAGGATTTAGATATAAATTTTGTAGGTACTATTGGCAGTAATTCCGGTTACATCGGAGTTTGCAATGGTTCCGACCAGATCATGATCACTGATCAAGAAGGTGGGTATGTGTTTGATTTTAATACAGGTTCTTTGTCGCCAATTGCCGATACATACTTTTTGCCTAACCCGCTTTCTTGCGTTTATTTTAATGATTTTTTTTTGGCGTGCGATGTTGATACCAACGTATGGCAGGTGTCAGTCGCTAATGATGCAAGCACATGGACTGTATTAGGTGGCCCAAATTCGGCAACCATAAGCAGTAAAGCCGACACGTTTGTGGGAATGGGCGTTGTAAATCAACGGCTATTTTTGTTTGGTAATTATATTACGGAAGTTTGGTATCCGGGTGTTAACCCACAGTACCCACAGTTTCCTTTTTCTCGTGATAGCAACTCAATTTTCGAGTATGGGTGTGCCGCCACAGGGTCAATTGCAAACGGTGACAAAAAAGACGACGGCATCTTGTTCTGGTTAGCAGCTACAAGAAATGGCGTAGGTTCGGTAATGATGACAGACGGTGGCAAGGCTCAAAGAATTAGCACGCCATCGCTTGACTGGAAAATACAGAATTATCGGTATGTTAAAGATGCTATTGGATTTTCTTATAACCAAGATGGTCATATTTTTTATCAGTTAACATTTCCAACTGAGAACGTAACTTGGTTAGCGGATTTAACTGTTAGAGATGAGCAAGGGTATCCGACATGGGTGAATTTGGAATTACTTGGCGAAAAATGCCATATGGCGACATGCCACACCTATTTTTTGCCTCAGGGCATTCATATTATTGGAAGCAACACTGGGCCTCAAATACTTAGATTATCTACACTTTTTTATACAAACTTTGCGTTAGACTCGGACGGAATGGGGACAACTGAGGACATTATCAGAGAATCGATTGGTACAAACTTTTATTTAACCAACTACAACCGATTCATCATCAATAAATTTGAGGTGGATTTTGAAACCGGTGTTGGCTTGTCAAATAATCCTGGTCAAGATCCAAAGGTTTATCTTTCTATATCTTACGATTATGGGCATACATTTAGTGATGCTTGCGCTATGGGGCTTGGAAAAATAGGCGAATTTAAGTATAGAGCCTATTGGTTTGGACGCGGAATAAGTAGAAATTTTATTGCAAAAATAACGGTTTATGATCCGGTTAGAACATTTGTAATGGGCACTTCTTTGCAAATTAATGCGTGTAAAAACTAATGGCTGATTCTACTTTAGTTGGACTTAACCAGATCAATTTGCCGAACATTCGAGCCCCCATGATCGGTAGTAATGGTCTTGTAACTAACGAATGGCAGAAGTGGTTTAACAATGTTCAAGTGGCTTTAAATAGTTATTCAAATATCGTCGGTTGGGCAGATGCTTATCCAACCGATCCAGCTCAAGGAACGTACGCGGTTAAGAATATTATTTTTAACAATGCTCCTACAGCGGGCGGAAAAATCGGGTGGGTTTGCATAACAGCCGGATCACCGGGTGCTTGGAAAGCTTGGGGGCTTATTGATGTTTAGCTGTTTTAATTGCAATGATACGCGCTGGGTCTGTGAAGATCACGCTAATATTCCATTGGGTGAAGGGGATGATTGTTGTGGTGGGGCAGGAGTGCCTTGTATTTGTAATCCACCGAACTGTCCGGCAACTATTTGAATAGATATATTTATTTTATAATTTTATTTGTTAATTAAAGGAAAAGTGACTTTTCTTTAATAAGGATTTTTTAATTAAAAGGAATTTAATTATGAGCTGGTTTGATGACATTTTTGGTGGTGGTGGTCAGTCTGCGGCAAATGATATGAGCCAAGGTTATGGTCGGTCAATTGATGCGTATAAACAATATTTAGATCAAGCTAAAAATACACTTGACCCTTGGATTCAACAAGGTCAGCAAGCTGGCAATGCGAATATGAACATGGGCAATGAGATGCAACGTCAAGCAATAATGATGATGGATGGCGGAGGGTATGGTCCACGTGGAATTCCTGGAATGCTTGGGCCGGGCGGGACGCAGCAACATTTGCTAGGACCCGGCGGAACACAACAGCAACCTGGGTCATTTCAGCAAATGGATATGGGCGGAGGCGGTCAACAAGGGGGCGGCTCATGGATGGACAGCTACCAAATGTCACCGATGGCTAAATACCACATGGCACAAGGAATGAACGCTGGGGAAAATGCTGCGGCTGATAGTGGAATGATCGGATCAAATGCAAACCAACGTGGTCTGATGAATATGGCTAATGACATTTCATCACAAGACCAACAGCAATATTTTAACAACATGATGGGTCTGACTCAAGCCGCTCAAGCTAGTTACAATCCTGCAATGAATTATGGATTTAATGGTTCTAGCCAGCTTGCTGGTGACTATATGGGGACTGGTGGAGCAATTGGAGATGCGTATCAAAATCAAGGAATGGCAAAAGCATATGGTGATCAGTCACGCGCTGGTGGCTATAGGAATTTCCTTGGCGGCGCATTTAATGCAATGAGATTATAAGGGTTATTTATGCCAGATTTATCATTATCTCAGCTAGCTGACTTTGCTAAGCAAGGCAAAAACATGTCGGACAGTTTTTATGCGCCTCTGATTGGGGGGCAGGCGGCTGTGCAAGGTTATTACAACAATAAATATTTGCCGTCTAAGCTTCAAGCTGGAATTGGACTAACTACAGCTCAAGGTAATTTGGCTCAACAGCAAGCCTTTCAATCTCAAGCTATGGGAAATCAGATTAATAAAATGACGCCAGCTCAAGTTTATCAATTAATGGCTCAGTCAGCAAAAGAAATAGCTCAAGGAAATAGTGCCCAAGCAGACGCAAATCTAACTAGCGGTAAAATGCCTTATGATATTCTGAAAGCCAAGGCAGGAATTATTGATGACTCACATCTTAAAACTGGGTGGCAAGCATCAATGCTTCCAGGATTGATAGGGGCTAATGGCCCTGGTGGAGATTCTCCAGCGCCTTTAGATAGCAGCGGGTTGCCATCGCCAGATTTTATTACAAATAATATGCCTGGGGCCCCCCCCCCTGGCACTCAAAATAATATTACCGGGGGTATGGGACAAATTGCTGCGGGCTCACAATTGGCGGCACAAGCAATAGCTGCCTCACAGCCAGCTATTGATGCTGCTAATGCTCAGGATGCCACTACTACTACAGCTAATGAATCTGCAAAACAAGCGGTACCTGAGTGGAATGCAAAACTAGATGAGTTGAGCCAATCAGGAAATGATTTGGTTGCTCAGAATCAATTTCTAGAAGATTTCCACAATAATTATAAGGATGCTCAATATAAGGGAGCAAAGGCTGGAACATTAAAAACTTCAGGTTTTGATTCTCCCATAGGGCCGTTAGATAAAGAGCAATTAACTGACTTAGCATCTTCAAATTTAAAAGCAGCTGAGGCTAAATTATACAATCCTAAAAATATGACAGATTATGAATTGCAGGAAGCAGGCAATAGAAAATTAAGTAGAGCATTAGAGCCCGGAGCTGAAAAATCCACCTATGATTTTTATAAAGCTAAGAATGACCAATTGCAAGGCGCTCAGAAATTTTACACTGAAGCCAAAGCTAAAAGATTAACAAGGCAGCAATCTGATACTTTGTGGCATGAATATATGTCTCAACGCCCAGCTTATGATTTCCAAAACAACAGAAAAAACGAAAATTTTATCGGTGATTACGCCCCTTTTCTTAGTGATGAAGCAATATCATCTCTACAATCAGGGAGCGGAAACCAGTTTTTGTCAGTGCCTAAATCTTTAGATGCCGCTCAACGTGTAGCGTGGCATCAACAATTGCCGCCAGAAACACGTAGAGAATTTGATAAGCAACAAGCCGAATGGCGAAGAAAACAAAATCCTAGTTCTGGACAAGGAACTGGTCAATTACTAATGGCGCAATAATCATGGATCCAATGTCAGAATATGACAATATCAATCCTGTTTCTACAAGTGGAGGCGTAGTCCCTGTCGCCCATGAAAATATGGCTGATTATGAAGATGTTAATGCACCTGTTTCTGAGGCGTCTTCTAAAATAGCCCCTAAAAAAATATTGTCAAACAATTTATCACCATCATCTAGCTATAATGCTTCTGGTACTCTGCATCCGGGGAGTATGCCAGAATTAGAGTCAGCGTTATTAGGGGCGCTTAAAGGTTCCGTATCGCCAGAAGAGGGGGTAATAAATAAGTTCTATCCCAATGCTCCAAAATTGGATTTTAATAATGTTCAGGCAGTTAAAGATAATCCAATGGCATATAAGTATAGCCAAATTCCAGGAAATATGATTGGTACAGGGGCTCTTTTGGCCGCCACTCCTGAAGTAGAGGGGCCAATTTTGGCCGGCAAAATTGCGCCTTGGATTGCAAATGCAGGAATTCAAGGATTGGCTAACGCTGGTTTATCTTACGCTCAATCTGACAAACATCCGGTAGCAGAAACTTTATTTGGGGGATTAGCTGGCGCTGGCGGAAGAATGCTTGGCGACAGTTTGGGGGCATTAACTAAATCAGATTTTAGGAATTCACCGGAACAAATAAAATCATTATTAGCGGCTCAAATGGAGACTGGTAGAACACCTGTAAATTTAAACGTTGGAGATCTTGCTGGCTCGCCTATGCTTCAGAGCCATGTTCAAAAAGCTTCTTATTTACCAGGATCTAATATTGCCACAGATGCCGTTAATACAGAATATCAACTAAATGATCGTGCGGCAGAAATAATGCATGATATGGCTCCTGAATTACATCCTGATATATCGGAGCAAGAGGGAGATAAACTTCAAAACTATCACCAAATTTTTGATACTACTAAAAATGCATTTCAAAAAACTATTTCTGATAATGAGGGTAAAGCCGCTTCTGATTATGCTGACGTAGCAAAACGTGCTGAAGATATGGGTGTCGTTGGTAAAAAAGATAATTATATAAGTAAAGCAAAAGAATTGCTTGATCAAAATGATTCAATTGGCGCTGAATATCCACATTTAAAATATGATTCTGGAACCAGGAGCATGCTTCAAGATATTGTTAACTCAGAAAATTCGTCGTCTAATAAGCCAGGGTTTAATGTGCTAACTAAGGCTATTCAAGGAATGAATCAGATTGGACGTGATGAAGCTAAAAATCCTTATGTAGTAAGCCAACTTAACCATGCTTTACGTCAAGATCTTGACGATTCTATGAGTAATATTTTATTTCATCATGCGCCAGGATACGAGCAAAATTCATCAACCGATAAATTACTGAAGGATTGGAAAGACACCCAGTCATTTTACAAAAATGAAGTTGTGCCTTACAAAGACCTTAAATATGATAATGAGGGACAACCTATATCAGGCGAAGAATATATCAAAAAAATGGTACAAAAGGGCGCGCTTGCTAATCCTAAATTAGCTGCTCGTTTGGTTAAAGGTATGCCTGAAATAAGTAGTAGTGTTTCGCTTGTTAAAGATGGACAAAATTTAAGTGAAATGCCAGGCATGGCTTATTTATTATCTAATTCTAAGCCAGATTCAGTGGGAAATATTGCACCTGATGTTAAAAGCATAGTAAAGGCATATGGATCGTTAGGATCTAAAGCTCGAACCACTCTTTTTCCAAAATCAAAGCAATCTTTAGACAATTTGGAAATGTTACATAATGCATCAAAAGATTCTATCAACAAACAAGTTTACCAACCAAATAATGGCGCTTTAGCGGCTAGACTTTTAGGCTCTGTAGGATTAGGCGGCGCTGGAGCATACCAAGGTTATCAAATAGGGAAAGATCAAACTAATGGTAGTATGCTGGGTGGATTTGTTGGCGGCGGATTAGGGGCTTTAGGATCTACGCTATTGGGCAGAGGAGCCGGTGGAGTCTTAAATTCACAAGGAGCTATTCGGGACGCTATTATTAAAAATGGCGGCTATATACCTAAAGGCGTTTCAAGCCTTATTAAGAATAACCCAAATGCAATACCATCAGTTTTGTCTGGAGTTGTAAACGAATATCAGTAACCGGTGACATGATGACACCGGATAAAATCAAGGAAGAATTAAAATGACAACGTATAGTTATGTTCCGGCTCCTAACCCAAGATGGCAGGAGTTCCAAGATTATGTCGTCCAGACATCGCCTGCTGTTTTTCAGTTCTCGGCAAATTCTGTAACGTCCATTATTTCTTGCGCTACGGATCCTCATTACTATACTGGTCTAGCGGTAAATGTCAGCACAAATGATATTTTGCCGACACCATTAAGCAATAGTATACCCTATTATATTATAGTGGTTTCTCTGAACTCTTATCGCTTAGCCACAAGCTACGCCAATGCGCTAGCAAATGTTTACGTAACAATTACCGATGCTGGTACAGGTATTCAGTCCATCACAACAGCAGGTCAAGTTTATTTAATACCGCTTGCAAATGGCTATATTCGCACCTCCTCATCAAAAGATCATTCTGTGCGCAAGCCAACCTATACTGACTGGACTGGAGATACTGCATTACCTAATCCCATTCAGCTAAACAATGTAGGTCAGGCACTCATCTATTGGGCCATAAATCAAGGCGATGCTACGGATAATTATTTTCTTGAAGTCTATAACGCTATTGGCGTACTCATGTATGTGCTTGATAATTTCAATGCTCCTGGTGGAAGCGGGGGAGTTATCCCATCCTCAAGCGTCGTGATCAATCACGGCCGAAATGCCGCTTTCACATATTGGGATTTGTGCGACTGGGATCCTGCTATAGCAGAGCCAGATTTTAACGTTTCCACGCTACCTTCATCCAGATTTACAGAAGTGGCTAACGAATGGTTTTTTACTAAAAATAACGATAATGCAACAGATAAGATTACCCGTAAAAAATTCACAGCGGGGGAAACTAACCCTCCTAATAATTCGGTTTATTATTTAGAGTTTCAGTGCACGTCTGCAGGATCTGGTGGGGAAACATCGAAAAATATTTATCAACCATCTGAAAATGTACAAACATTTAATGGGGAATCAGTTGCCGTTAGTTTTTGGATGAAAGCCGCCTCTTCAACTACGATTGTCATTGACGCTCTACAGTATTTTGGAGCAGGGGGATCAACCTCACGAGAAACTTTAGGCGCTTTATGTCCCGTAACAACCGCTTGGTCACAATGTAATGCAATCATCAATGTACCTTCCGTTACGGGGCAAAACATTCGGCCAGGTAGTTTTTTTGCGGTTCGAGTAAATTTGCCGTTCAATTCAACAATTACACTTGATATTGCAAACTATCAAATTACTCAAACAGCTACGGTTCAATCGTATGTTCAAAGCACGTTGGAAGAGCAGGCTACCACATTAACACCCAGAGGCTATGTAGCAGATACTGGCGAAATTAGAATTTATCCTCAGGCTCTCAGTACAGTGCCAAGAACCTGGGTAAGAATGTCTAATGGAACGATAGGGAATTCTTTAAGTAATGCAACTATTTTAGCCAGCCCAGATTCAAAATCTTTGTTTTTATTTTTATGGAATACGTATAGTAATGTTGAATGTCCCGTTTATACTTCTGCTGGCATTAAAGCAGCCAGAGGGGCTGATGCGATTACAGACTATAATGCGAATGTACAAATCGCGTTATGGACTAATGAAGGGCGCGTTATAGCTAACGTCGGTACACCACAATTCGTATTTGATTATGCTATGAATGACACGTCGAGTAATACGATGACAGTCACTGCTACGGGAGATATGGCTAACTACAATTTATATACAGGAACCCCAATTACCGTTGTTACTACAGGAACGCTTCCATCCGGTCTAGCATTATCTACTGTTTATTATTTGATTGCCACCGGAACAATAAATCAATATAAATTTGCTTCGACATTGGCTAACGCTGTAGCTGTACCCCCCGTCTTTTTAACGGTTGGAGCCTCAGGAGTTGGTACGGGCATAAATTCAATTGAATTCTTGCAAGATACGCATGCAAACGGGCAATTTTATGGTGAAAATTCACATGCTATTCTTCAAGATCAAGGGCCATTACATAATCATCATCGACCTGGGGCGGCCGCATTTTATGGCATTGAAAATCCATTTACAACCCTTCCTCACACAGGTTTTACGCAAGACTCTGGAGATTTTGTAGGTAGTACAGTTAATATACCGAGTTCTGGTAATAATAACCCAATAAATATTGTGCAGCCAACCTTATCATTACCCATGATAATTAAGCTCTAAAAGCTATTCCATTACAAGTAAAATTGTAATATAATATATAAACATAAAACTTTGCCCGGATGGCAGAGTCTGCTCACAAGGAACTGTGAAAATGGCTGTATACTTTTCAGAATTTTATTCCGATCTCGCTTCTTATTTTGATTTAAGTTCCGTCTGTGAACTTGACACCTCATCTTTTTTTGATCGAACCCAAGTAATTGTAATTAACCAAGGAATTTTTACTTGGTACAAAAATTTTCAGGACATTCCTGTAGGTCAATTTGTTTATCCAACAACTTTTGGGGCCGGATGGGTTAAATCTTTAGATCCGAATATTATTGTCGGAGACAATGGAATATTAGACTTTTCTTGTTTGCCCAATAATGGCTCCCATTATATTCCTATTATATTAGTTCGCAGCTACACAGACACCCCTGCACAAACAGTTACTATTCCTGCTATTGGAGTATCCTCAGGCGATTTGGTTTATTTAAGTTGTCAAAGCGAGGTTGGAAGCGGCGTCTCTTCATATCCGCTTGCCGTTACTGCAGGTGAAGATAGTATTACCCTAACTTTTAATGCGGCTCCCACCGGGGAAATAAGTTATAACTTTGTAGTATTAAAGCATTAAGGATGATGCAGCCATGTTAATTAAAAGCGGATACGTACGACCTGGATTTATAAATCTTCCCACATATCAAAGCACTGCGGATTTAAGTGCAATTGATACAACTACATTTCAATCAAATGCACAAGCGATTGTATTATCTGGCACAGCAGATAATAGCCCACAATTAGGTATGTATAAATTTGTAAAAAATTCTTATTTGCCAATTTTGGTTGGTCAGTATGACGTATTGTCTGCGGGAGGTGGAAACGGACAATGGATCAGATCCCCTGAAAGCGGTATTGTTGTAAGTTCATTTGCTGAAAACGCTATTGAAGACATGATGATTGATTTAAGTAACGTTCCCTCAGGTGCTCAATTTGCATCTGCTGCAACTATTACTTCATCAGGGTTGACAAGTTCGGCTGGCGCTGGCTCAGGCAACGTTATAACAATTTCTGCTCCTGGCGCGCTTGTTGGTGATGAATCAATAGTTGTTATGGCCTCTTATACTTGCCCAGATTATCTTGTGTACAACGGAGTAACTAATAACGGCGCTGTTAGTACGGCAAACGAAATTTCGTTCTACATAAGTAACGGTGCAACCAATCCTGGTCCAAGCACATATTACTATGTGACATATACCCCTTAATAATTTCCGTAAAAAAGGATTTTTATGCCATCTTATCGAAAATGTTATACAGATATATCGACTTATACAAATTTAGCAGATTTAACTACTATCGATGTTTCTGGGCTACAAACAGGAGCAGAAGTCTATATAGTTGGAATTGGTTTTTATAAGCTTTTTAAAAATAGCTCTTCACTACCTGTAGACGGCACTCATGTTGTTAGGGCATCAAATGACATTGGAATTTGGGTATCTGAATCTCCAGCTGATTTTGATTTCCCAACTCCCCCTGAGTGTCAGTATAACCCAAGTTTAGAAATGTATTTGAATGGATCAACTTATGAAGTTGCGCCAGAACAATTCCCTCTCACGCCATCTTTTAGCGGTAACTTTATCGCATCAAAAGGTTCTATTACTCAAAATGTTACGGGCGTATCGCTTTATATTTATGACTCAAGATTTCTTTCTACACATGCATTTATTTGTCAACCCGCAAGTTTAATGAGCATGTTTAAATCTTACAAGACAGTACAGCTTTTTGACAATTATGCTCTTATTGAATTTGTAGAAGCCCCTGGCCTGATAACATTGAATTATTTTACTGTTGCGCCACCAACCCCTTAACCGTTTATTAAAAATGGATTTTTAATATGGTATCTATCACAGATTTTGGGAATGGAAGAAGAATTTTCCCTTACTCTGCTTCACAAGCGATTGTTTACGGAACAGAAGCGCCTCAAAAATTTTTGCCTGTAACTTTAGACGCACCTTTTAGCGACCCCGTTACTGGAGCCATCTGCTCTAGGTTTGTTCGCTGCGACGTTACTGGAACAATAACTCTTGAATATGCAGATAGTTCAACATCAACGATGATGTATTTAGCTGGCGTCGACTACTTTGTTAAAGCATTTAAAGTAAAGGCAATCGGTACAACTGCGACCGGCTTGCACTGGGCGTATTAAATGAAAGGGCGAATTATTGATGAAGCGGAAATAGCCGCCTCTTATCATCCAGTTCCATCTGACCCTGCATTTTATATAGATGATTCAGAAAATATATACGAAGATGATTCAGGGAATCTGTACATAGACACGTTTAGTTAAAAAGGATTTTTAAATGGCAAATGTAAGATTGTGGCCAACTATAATATCGCCAGCCGTAACTGATGCAGCATCTTTGACAGCTCTTGATGTTTCTGGATTTTCGGACGGCGTAAGTTGTAATGTTATTGGACTTGGAAATTTTTACTATGATTCCGGCTCTTCTGCTATCGCTAATGATGTAACCGTCATCTCTCCCTCTGCTGGCCCTGGACGATGGCTCGTTTCAAGACCTACGGTATCAGGATCAGATAACATTTTGGGAAGAGCGACAGACGGCCCAGGCCCATGTGAAGAAATCAGTTGTACTGCTGTAGGCAGATCTTTAATAGCTACCGCAACAGCAACAGCCGCAAGATTAGTGCTATCTTGTCCTAATAACGTGGGAGATACGGCTAGCGGAACGTGGCCGATCAGCATCACAGGTAACGCCGGCACAATTCCCAATTTAATTGGCGATGTTACGTCTGTAGGAACAGCCACAACGATTTCTGCACACGCAACAACATTTGCAAAAATGCAACAAGTCCCAACCGTAACTTTGCTTGGCAATTCGACGGGCGGAACAGCTGATATTCAATCCGTTACTCTTGGAACCAATCTTTCATTTTCTGGCACAACTTTAAATGCAGCAGGTGGCGGTCTATCTCCAATTTCTGCGTTAAGTATATTAGCAAATCC